CAACCGTAGAATCCACCTGCACCCATAGTAACAGGTGCAGTCTGCATGGTAGACAGATACACACTTCCATGTGCATATTTCAGCGAAAGTGGAAGTCTGTTGCCATTGTTATCAAAAGCACTCACCTGTGCAATGACAGGCTGACCAGAGATTACATAAAGCATCGGGTCAGTAATGTCAAACCAAGATGAATAGTTTCTGTTAGCGAAGTACTTCTGAGGGACATTTCCATCAGGGAAGAAGATACTAGCAGTGTCCCCGTTAATCGTCATTTCGATACTAATACCGCTAACGTTATATATCTGTCTGGCTACTACAGTATGCGAACCGCTCCTGAACGCTTCAGCAACACCCTTACCAATCCACCGAGACCCATTTGTCGTAGGATGTACACCATCGCTCTGGAAGAACATACTCATATGCATAATATACTCAACACCATTGAGATACTTGCAATTGGGATGATTCTTACACGCTTCTCTATACAGCGTAAGTACATTGCAGTAGGCATTATACTCAGACTGCGTTTTGTCTTTCTTGTTGCCAATCATACCAAGGTAGATTTTAGCATTAGGATAGGTGGTATTGATGTACGATACGAGTGAAGCGAAAGTCTGGTCAAAGTTAGCATAGCCAAGAAGGTCATTAGCACCCATTGCAATAACGATATCAGTTACGCTATTCTTGTCACTAATCTCATTCTCCTTAGACTGCATGTAGCTAAGTGCATTGTATCCACCATCGCCCTCGTAAACAATGCCCATCGAGCCATTTGACCAATTATACACATTAGCGTACTCAGTCATGTAGTTAGCGAAACTGGTAGTCCAAGGCTCAGTGTCGTTTCTGCCAAGGCCATATGAATCGCTAACCACAATCATGTTTTTCGTTTCAGGGTTAAGCGTGTTCTCGATACCACTAACTCTTCCATCAATAGCAGTCAGCGCGGTATTAATATTTCCAACCCGAGTATTCAAGTCAGCAATATCACTCTGCGCTTCTTCATCCTGAACCCACACAGTTCGCTGATTGCTCACAAGAAAGTTGCTTACATATTCTTTGCTCATGATTTACTCCTTTGTTAAATCTAAGTTGATGGTTTTTGTGTCTGCGTCATACGTGACCTCAACCAAGTACTCACGAACGATTTCACTGACCAGTGGCTCAATGTTAACAGTGACATATTCAATCACTTCATTAATTTTTGCCACCACTTTGTTGAGCACCTCGTAATACGACAGGCTGTCATCGTAAACAAGCGGAAGCACTTTCTGGCTCCAGAACCTCAACGGTTTAAGACCAAAGTATTCGAGCATATTAATCCTCCTTATTCCCAAAGCGTGAAGAACAAGTCCTTAAGCTCGTCCATCACCATCTTGTCGATATTCAGCATGGTATCACGATACTCCTGAAGCATCTTGCTATAACTCATGCTGTTGCGCTTACCTTCTATCGTTTCCAGATAAGTATTATCAGTTGTAGAATCAGTAGTAACATTATTAGCAGTTTCGCCATGGTCTGTAGTTGTAGTATCATTGGTTCTTCCATAGGTAGCCGTCTCCGTTCCGTTAGTACCAGTTCCATCGTGAATGATATGCCTAGCGTCAGTAAGGTAAGCATTATCTCCAAGGCTTGGGTCATCCTCAGCACCTTGAATACCTGCAATACCACCTTGAGGGGTATCTGAGAAAAGATTCCACTCACTATACTTATCAGCACGATTCCAGTTTCTGACATCCTGTCCACCGTCAACAGAATTGCGTTTTCCATTGCTGTCACTAGTTCCATGACCAAGCGTAGTTCCATGGCTGATGATATCTCCATCATGATTTACTGTGTAGTTCGTATCCTTGAGAGGGTCGAACTGCAACTTCGCACTGGTATACAGCTGATTGTAATAAGGCATGATAGTATTCAGCCTGTCTTCCAAGAACAGTTTCCACCTGCCTACAGTTTCACAGCAAATCTCTCTGGTGTAATAGTGCTTAAGGATTTTCTTCTCCAGTAACAATCTATCAGCATCATTGCTGTAGAACGGAAAGCTGAAGTCAAAAACCTTAGGGCAAGCCTTCGTGACGATTTCATCTACACTGGCATAGCCCTTTGATTCATCGTAACCTGCGTAGGTTTCGCAAATGAATCTAACCTGTGTTGTAAAGTTGCTCATTCTTAAAACCTCTTTTCTGCTCTAGGAGCATTCGTACGAAGGTCTACTACCGTAGTGTCAAGTCGGTCACCGCTCTCGTTGCCAGTTTCGCCGACAATGACATTCTCATCGTCAATCTCACGGTAGTCCTCGCGGTAGTCAACTGTAATATGCAGACCGAACATTCTGTTAATCTCATCAGCGGCTTTTCTACGTGCTTCCAGTCTGGAATATCGGCTAGCAATCGTACCGCCCATGGAACGAATCGCTTCATCCGTAACCAGTCGTTCCTTCTTCTGAATAGACAGGTTAGAGATACCAAGGTAGGTAAGGCACTCGTTCCAGTATCTGTTCTTCAGTTCATAAATCTTGTCAGCCACATACGGAGCATCAGTCTTCAGAACACCAAAGTTGCCAGTGTCAAGAGAGCTGTCAGCGAAAATGAATGGCTGATTTCCATCATATTTCTGATACAGATTCATCAGAGGAAGCCGTTGCTGTTCACTGGATTTAATGATGACAGGTGTCTTCTGAGCTTTCACGTTGACATCAATGATTCTGTCAAACATATACAGCCGTTCAGCAAACATTTCTACGTCTAATCTGCTAGGTGTACGTAACTGGTTATTCCAGATAATTACGCTATCCTTATCTGTGCATTCATGCTGATAGCTGTCAGCCGCATATACGTGCCTAGTTTTTGGTACATTGTACACGTCAAATGGTCCTCCAACAGCGGCTCGCAAGCAGAGAAAACCTGTGTCATTTGTGTTCGGTAAAGCCAGCCCTTCATCTTTAAAGAACACCATCTTGCCATCACTAAACAGGCCCAGTTCCAAGAATCTCTGGTCTATGCTAGCAGGCAGTCCCTGCCAGTCAAACATTGAGATACTTAGCTCTACCAGTCTGTTGTAGTACTGGATAAAAGTGGCATTGTTTAATCTTCCACTTTGCCAGAACAGGTGTTCACCTGCACTTTTATTTCGTTTACCCATACAGTCTCCTTTCTTAAACTGGTGCGTTATTCAGGTCATAGTTTCCGACATGTCCACTATTAGCCCAGAACGTAATACCTTTATCGAAAATACTATCAAGAGTTTGTCCAACAGCCTGAGGGAATGCTCCATGGAAATCACTAGCGCAAGTCTGAATGTAAGTCCACTCTGGACGAGTATGCAAGTTGATAATGTCCATTCTGTGATAGGCATAGCCGAATCTGTCAAAGTAGCTATCAATGATTTGAGCGAACTGTTTAGTGATAGTAACATGTTCAAAGCAGAAATCCTTTTTGCCAAGAGAAGCCATGACATCTCTCGTGTCTTGTCCTTTTGAATGTGGAGGGTTCGTCAGTCTGCTTACAACTGCTCCAACAACACCTGATACCAGTTTCGAAGACGGGATAAACGTGTTAGTTTCAACGGTAGGCTGTTCGGGGCTTTCAGCAGGTTGCCAATCCCACTTCTCTGGTTGCTGAGGTGCGGATAATCTAGGCACACTGGGCGGTGGCAATAAGTTTGAAGGGTTAGGCATTGGAGTGTACAGATTACTGAAGTTGCCAATTGCTCCAGTAGCACCACTAGCGGCACTAGCTACACCGCCTGCAATTGCAGTCGTGCCAACGCCAACTAACGGTGTAATTGCACCTGCTAAAGCAGGCAATGCAATCTGAGCCAGATAAGCCTTAAAGGTATCAGAGTTGTAAGAGCACTGTGGAAAATGGTTCATCATCAGCAGTTCTTTGTAATTGTATTCACTTCCTAATATTTTGTACCATTTAGGGATACAGCAAGCCGTAGGTGGCATTGTCATAGTACAGCCGATTCCGAAACTAATCTTGCCCTCTGTTTGACTTCGGTCAAAGTACTCAAAACCAAAGTCTGCTTCTTGTCCTTCGCCATTCGTGACATGAATGATGTTATAAGGAGCAGTCAGCAGTTTTTTATTTCTAGGTACATAATCTTCGTCAATAACATTGCTGTCTACCAGAGAATTTAGATTGACTGTCTGCAATGTCATTTCAGTAGATACAGTTCTGACAAGATTTTGCCATACAGGTGTAGATGGGTCAGGCTGTACGTTTCGCCAGTTCTGCGCAAAATCAGCAGGCATCATGAAAACACCAACGATTCGCTTAGTAAGTCCAGTCCTGTTATACGTCATTATAGCCAGACCTAAGTCGTCAGCGTCATCGAATACTTCATAGCATAAACCACTGTATATACCATCATATTCAAAGCCACCTAGCACGTCAAAGCTAAAGTCAGTTGGCACTTGAAAAGGTACTGTAACAGCAAGCACATATACCATGTCAGAAAGTAAACCAGAAAATTGTCTGCCAGTAGTGACATATTCGCCAGTCTCAAAGTTTTCAGGAATCAGGTTATCACCTGCGACATCGGTAGGCTGAGTATATCTTTCAATGAACTGCTTCTTAGTAAAATCGATATCAAACAGATATGTCTGAATATAGTCCAGTACAAATCTGATTCGAGTAGTTTCATTATTGACAAACTCAACATCAGTGATAAATGCATAAAACCACTTATCCTCATAGGAAGTGTTTTTAAACATCATATAGTTGCAGTCGATACAGCTTCCAATAGGTAGCTTTACCTTGATAACACCACGCTCTTTCCTTGCATAGTAATTCTTTTCAAGAGCAAACTTCGTTTTAGATACAAAGTACGTTGTCTGTTCAGCTTTTGTACTAAAGTATAACGTATGCTCATAGGAAGAATCAAACGGTATATCCTTACACAGCCTAATGCTAGAATTAGGTGCAATGTACATAAGCGTTCTCCTTTCTTTAAATTTGAGGGGAGATATTTCACTCCCCTCTTCGAAGGAAATTATTCAAGCCCTTGGCAGTGAGGGCATTGAACCTTAGCCAATGGTCACAGTGCAAGTATCCTTCTTGGTGCTGTCATAGACGGAAGTAGCCGTGATGGTAGCAGAGCCAGTCGCATCGCTGTCAGCCGTAACAACACCTGCCTGATTGACTTTTACCTTTGCGTTACTGGAAGTCCACTCCACACCCTGCGGTGCAAAGTTCTGAGTAGCAACTTCAACCGTAAGGGAAGTGCTCTGACCTGCTCCAAGCGTAACAGCAGAAGGAGTAACGGTGACGGAAGTCACAGAAGGAGTAGCCGGAATGAACATGATACCGTTGCTGAACGGAGATACAGAGAAGATTCTCCAAGTATGATACCAGTAGTTCCAGTACAGTCCTTCAGGATTGTACAGTTCACCAAACTCATTGAGCTTGTCATAAACTTGGAAGAATTCAGCATCAACCAGAACAGCAGGAACAGCATTCAGGGCTTCCTTCTCTGCAGTAGTGAATTCCTTGTAGGTGTCATCACCGTCAAAGAGCACATCGAGACGAGCGGTATCCAGATTGCCAAAGCCATCGACCAGAATGCGGTGACCAAGGAACTCAGCCTTGTCCATATTGAATGCGGAAGCAAGAACTTCGACATCCATCTTAGCATCAAAGGTGGTGTTGACAATCAGATACTGTTCACGCTTATCAGCCTTGTTATGAACACCCATGATGTTGTA